TAAGCCGGCAACGCAACAACCCGGGGGCTTCGGCTCCCGGGATTTTCCAAACGCAATAGGAGAGTTACGAACATGGCAACCCCGAAAACCAAGGCCGCCCCCAAGGTAGCCACAAACGTCGCCGTCGGCGGCACTTCCGTTACCATCGGTTGCAAGCTTCCGCATGGTATCGTTCTCGACCACCCGCTGGACCCCAGCAAAAAGGTCGAACTCCGCGGCAAAAATCGTTCGTTGATTATCGGCGCCGAATACGGCACGACCGAAGTCGACGGCGAGTTTTGGGAGACTTGGAAGACCGTGCACGCGGAATTCCCGGCCCTCCGCTCCGGCGCCATCTTTGAGGCCAAGAACGCCAACGAACTGGTCGCCGTTGCCGCCGAACTGGAAGACGAAACGACCGGCTTTGAGGCCATGCCGCAAGAAGCCCAAGGCGTCAAGCCGGCCAGCCAAGACGACAAGGAGTAACGCCAATGCCCGCCGTTGTCTTTGACCCGGCGGCCTTTAAGGCCCGCTATCCTGAATTTGCAGCCGTAGCCGACCCCACGTTGGCCGCCTGCTTTGACGAAGCGGGCCTTTACTTGTCCAATTCGGACAACAGCCCGGTTCAAAACCTGACCCGCCGGGCGACCCTTTTTAACATGCTGACCGCCCATGTCGCCTATCTTGGCGGCCTGTTGAGCGCGGACGGCATGCCGCGGCCCGTTGGCCGTGTTTCCCAAGCGTCTGAGGGCTCCGTATCGGCCGCCTTTGAAGGTGTGCCGCCGACCCCGGGCTCCGGCGCCTGGTTCCAGCAATCGCAGTATGGGGCCGCCTTCTGGCAAGCGACAAGCAGCTTGCGCGGCATGCGGTATATCCCATGCCCGACAAGGTATTGAGCGGCGCCGACGGGGTATCCAAAGCCCTGGAAGAAATCGCCCGCAAGATGGGCGGCGGCGAAGTGGCGGTCGGCTTCATGGAAGGCGCAACGTACCCGGACGGAACGCCGGTCGCTGCCGTGGCCTTCTGGAACGAATACGGCGGCCCCGGGCGCCAGCCCCGCCCCTTCTTCCGCCAAATGATTGCCAAGGAGTCCCCCACATGGGCGCCCAAAATGGCGAAGCTGGCGAAGGCGACGGATTATGACGGCCCCAAGGTGCTGGCCCTGATGGGCGAAGATATCAAGGGGGCCTTGCAGCAATCCATAAACGAATTCCAGTCGCCGCCGCTGGCACCGAGTACCATAGAGGCCAAGGGGTTTGCGAAGCCCCTTATTGACACTTCGCATATGCTCAATTCAATAACCTATGAGGTCAACAAATCATGAGGAAAAACATTTTTGCGTACACCAACGGCGCCCAAGTTCCCGGCTTTATCTCCGTCAATGAGGAAGCCGACGACCGCGTTACCGTGACCCTTCGGAGCAACGGCGCCCAAGTGCCGTCGTGTATCGAAATGCCCCGCGACGAACTGGCAAACCTGGCTGCAGGCATTGGTGCCTATCTGGAAGCCACTACGCCGGTCGCCCCTGCAGCCAAAACCAAGGACGAAAAGTAAGCCATGGACTTGCGCGGCCTCGCCAATGGTGTGACTACCACGGTCAACCCGAACAAAACCGTTACCGTTCGCCGGTCGACGGGCTACACCATTGGCGCCGGCCGCAAACAAGTTCCCGGGTATGCGGACCCTGTGACCGGCCCGGCCCAAATTCAAGCCCTCGACGCCAACGATATTAAGCAGCTTGACGGCCTCAACATTCAAGGTACTGTGCGGGCAATCTACTTGCGCGGAGTGCTGGCTGGCGTCATTCGGCCGGACGGAACCGGCGGCGACTTGGTTGAAATCGGCGCCGAAACCTGGCTTGTCGTCAAGGTGCTGGAAAGCTGGCCCGATTGGACCAAGGCGGCCATTTGTCTGCAAATGCCGGGGGCATAATGTACGATTCAAGCATTACCGTCGACCAAGTAATTGACGCCCTGGCGGACTTCCTGGGGCCGTTCGTGCCTGGCGCCCAAATCGTCCGCGCCCAAGTCAACCGGGTTGCCATGCCGTCCAACCCGGGCGTCGTGCTTACCGAAATGCTGCAAGTCGACTTGAGCGTGCCGGCCACGGAATACCAGCCGGACGACGGTACGGCAACCATTGAGGGGCCGACCCGCATCGACGTTCAAATTGACTTTTACGGAGCGCAAGCGGGCGAGTTTTGCAAGACCGTAAAAACCGCCTTCCGTTCGCATTGGGGCTTCGCGCATTTCCCGGCGAACATTAAGCCGCTGTACACGTCCGACGGCATTCAGTCCCCGCTAACCACGGGGGAACAGCAGTACGAAAGCCGTTGGACGTTGACGGCTTCAATGCAATACAATCCAACTGTTACCGTTCCGCAGCAATTCGCGGAAGAGATAACGCCGAACCCGCCAATTCCGGCGGATATTTAACGAGGTGAGCAAATGACAATTCCCGCATCGGATATCGTTGTCGTCAACCCCGGCGTCGTTGGTTCCGGCGGTAATCCGCTGGCTCTTAACGGCGTCATCCTGTCCAAATCGGCTTATTTGCCGACCAATGCTGTGCAAACCTTCGCCAGCGCCGATGCCGTAAGCGCCTTTTTTGGCCCGGCTTCCACGGAGTACGCCCTAGCGCAAGTCTACTTCCTGGGCTTCGATAATTCGACCATCAAGCCGGGAACGCTGATTTTCGCCCCCTTCGTTGATACCGCCCGCGCCGCCTGGCTCCAATCCGGTTCCCTGGCCGGCATGACCCTGGCGCAACTGCAAGCCCTTTCCGGTTCGCTTACTGTGACCTTCAACGGCACCGCCAAGGTCGCGGCCTCTATCAACCTTTCCGCGGCAAGCAGTTTCAGCAACGCGGCAACCATCATTCAAGCAGCTTTCACGACCCCGAACTTTACGGTCGCCTGGGACGCTGTGAAGAGCGTATTTATCTTCACTTCCAGCACTACCGGCGCCGCCTCGACCATCGTGGAAGCCACGGGCACCATTGCCGCCGGCCTCAAGCTGACCAGCGTAACCGGCGCCATTCTGTCCCAAGGCGACGACGTGGATACGCCGGCAACCTGCATGGACATGGTGAAGAGCAAAACCCAAAATTGGGTCGACTTCATGACCATTTGGGAGCCCGTGACCGCGGACAAAACCGCCTTTGCCGTTTGGACGAACGCGCAAAACCAGCGTTACGCCTATATCGTGTGGGACACGGACGCGCAAGCCATCGTCAACGGTTCGACTACGAACTTCGGCTACCTGGCGAAAACCGCGGCTTACGACGGCGTCGTGCCGGTCTATAACACCAAGGAACTTGCGGCATTCGTGCTGGGCTCCGTGGCGTCCATCGACTTTAGCCGCACCAATGGACGCATTACGGCCGCCTTCAAGTCCCAACCGGGCTTTACGGCTACCGTCACCGACCAGCAAATTGCCGCCAACCTTCTGGCGAACGGCTATAGCTTCTATGGCGCCTACGCGACGGCCAATGACAATTTCAACTTCCTGTATAACGGGCAGATGACAGGCAAATGGAAATGGCTTGACACCTTCGTGGACCAAGTCTATTTGAATTCGCAATTCCAATTGGCCTTGCTGTCCCTGCTTACCAGCGTCAAGTCGATTCCGTACAATGAATCCGGGTACTCCCTGATTCGTGCGGCCATGATTGACCCGATTACGCAAGCCCTCAACTTCGGCGCCATCCGTTCCGGCATCAGCATGTCGGCTTCGCAAAAGGCCCAAGTGAACCAAGCGGCCGGCCTGGACGTTTCGACCACAATCGAACAGCAGGGCTATTACCTGCAAATCCTTGACCCGGGCGCCCAAGTTCGTGGCAACCGCGGCACGCCGGTAATTAACTTCTGGTACACGGACGGCGGCGCCGTGCAGAAGATTACCGTCGCATCCATTGACATCATGTAACCGGGGAGGCCATCAAAATGGACAATTCCACTATCACCAGCGCCAACAGCGTTTTTACCCTTGTGGTCGCGGGCCTCTTCCCGGCCCCCGTCCAACTCAAGGGCTACGCCAGCGACAAGGCTTTCACCACGGAAGCGGTCGACTTGGCAGAAGTTCAAATGGGCGTTGACGGGCGCATGACCGCGGGCTTTGTGCCTAACCCGGTTAAGCAAACGATTACGCTGCAGGCGGACAGCCCTAGCAAGGACATTTTTACCGCTGTCATTCAGGCAATGAAGACGGCCCGCGAAGTGTTCTATATTTCGGGTTCCATTTCGTTGCCTTCGACCGGCGAATCCTTCACGCTTACCCGGGGCATTCTGACGAACGCCAAGCAAATTCCGGACGCGCAAAAGGTCTTGCAGCCG